CCCTGCAAGCTGCCTGTGCTCTGCCTGTGTGGTCGGATCTAGCCTCTGCTTTAGGTAGTGGATCCATGACCTGAGAGTGCCGTTCATGTACATCCTGCTGCTGGTCAACCCTTCCGGCAACAACACCCTGGCTTGCTCTTTTGCAATGCCCTGCTTCATCGCCTCGGCATACAGCCTGTCAGTCTCTTTGATCACCCAGGACTGCACTTGATCCCACCACTTTGCAAGCTCCTCATCCACAGTCGGGAGGCTGTTCTGCCGGTTGGTGTGATCCTGCATCCTTGCCTGTCTGGGTCGTGGATGCTCCAGCAAGTGAGCACTCGCATACCGCTGGCTGAACTCCTGAAAGCTGAATGATCTGTGCCGCAGAATCTGCCGACCAATATCCCTAGTCGTCTCAATCTCAATACAAACGTTGGCCATCTCAAACGGAGACACGTGACCATGCTCCATCAGGTAGCGCAGCAGCCCTGTCTTGCCGGATGATTGATTCTCAGGATTGCTGACCCTTGCGATGTAAAGGATCTGCTGGTCAGCGTCTGGTGTTGACCATTGTATTTTTGCTCTCATTTTGAAACCACCAATCCTTCCTCAAACAGAACCAACATAGTCTTGCGCCACGCAGCCTCCCAGAGTTCTTTCCGTTCTTGGTAGCTGAGCTTCGACCCCTGATCTATCCCAGCATGACATCCAACACATAGCGCAGCAGAGTAAACATCGTGAGCCTTTATGCCCATGCCCTTTCCATACTCCGTCCAATTCGCATGAGCAGCCTGGGTCTCACCTTCCCTGCCGCACAACTGGCAAGGTAGACTCGCCACCGCTCTGAGAAATGCCTTGTTTCTGTACATTCCACCACCTCGTGATTTCCTGTTGAAGTTCCTCTCGACCCGACATACCGCGAGCCTTTTCCACCCTCTCTAAATACTCTTTCCTGATTGCTCTCGGCCTTGATAAGACGTATTGAGCCTCGCAATAAACCCTGTACTCCCTGCTATGCAAACCCACTACGGATCCGTCTGGTAGATGCTTGGCAACCGCGTTATCGTGTCTCTCTCCACACGCATAGCACGTAAGTCGTCCGTCCATACCAGACCTTTCTCTGTCGCCCATGCAATCACCTTCTCAACGTAGTCCGAGAACGCAGCAGTCGTCATCCCTGTCGTGGTCGGCTCCTGCTCGATCACATTGCCATTCGGAAGCTCAATCACCCGACCATTGAGAAACAAGGTTTTGAAGTAGCAGTGCCAAGTCTCTGCGCTGTACTCCGACCCCGGCTTGATCTGCTCTGCAACCTCATGCAAGACAGCCCAATAGAGCGAGTTCTGAGCGGTTGTTCTGTTGGGTTTGGAGATAGACACCACCCAACCAAGTTTAGAGTCTCTGACAGCCTCTATAGCTTGTTTCCGGGCATTGTCATTGACCAGCGGAATGATCACAGTTCCACCTCCTTCAACTTCCAGCGATTGCCTTCCTTGTACCAACCATGCAGGATGACTCTCCACCCTGACCTCAGCATCTCTGGGTAGGCTTCGGCCTCCTCGATCTTGTGTCGTCTGGCAGACAGATTGGACTTGCTGGTTACTTGGATTGCTAAAGTCTCCCTGTTGCCAATCGCCAGAAGGTCGATACACCCCCAGAGATCGTGCTTGCGCTTGGTGAATGCGTTGTAGTGCTCGACAGTCGCCACAAGGTATCCAAGCTCGACGAGGTGAGCCTTACTTCTGACCGTCAGATTCGCCACCGAACACCTCCGGGCAAAGTTCGCTCGCCTTGATCCGACCCTCAGTCAACTTCTCGATCTGTACTGCTCGTTTGACCGGGATACCGTTTGATCTCCACTTGTAAACCGCTTGCCTGGATAGGCGAAGCTCTCTACACAAAGCATCAGTCCCACCTAACATCGCTGACGCAGCCTTCAATGCTCTTTCAGAGTCCATTTGACACCTCCTGACGCAATGCTACACTACAGGTTGATGTGGTGCAAACAGAAGCTATAGATTTTAGCTAACAAGCAACAAAGAACGATAAAAATATTTGTGTTGACCATGTGTCCGGAAGTAGTGAGAATGACAACTATCGACACACAAACAGGGGATTGAGATGCTGATTGACACTCTGAAACAAGTTCAGGCTTTGCTGGACAAGATGATCCAGCATGACAGGTTGAACTTCGACCACTCAGGTCAGTACCTGGGCGAAGCTGGGATCGACTATGTGCGGGACGTTCTGTCACTGCAAGGAAAGATTGACTATCTACTCGGAGAGAAAAAATGAACGATCAGAATCGGTGGGAGTACGAGGTTCAGCGCTGGCAAGAGCAGGAAGAACTCAAACGCAACATCATCTCAGGACTTAAGTGGGGTTTGCTGTGGACGATCTTCCTAGCACTTTTGTACCTGATGCTCGCAGCATGAATGACCCAGCATTTGTCTGGGTATGTAGCGCCGCCACAGACGTAACACAAACATGGCGCAAATTCGGGTGGAAACCTATTTCGGAGAGAACTGATCATGAAGCAAATCGCATCCGCGCTCGTCAAAGCTCAACAGGCTTTTGGGCCAGCACTCAAGACCAGCGTGAATCCGCACTTCCGCAGCAAATATGCTGATCTCGCAGCAGTCGTTGAAGCAGTGATTGACGGCCTCAACAAGAATGGGATCTTCCTGACGCAACTGACACATGAGTGCGACAACGGGGTCATCGTCGAAACCATGCTCATACACGAGTCAGGTGAAACACTGTCAGGCGGCAAGCTCCACGTTCCTGCCAGCAAGCAAGACGCGCAAGGCTACGGCTCGGCCCTAAGTTACGCGAGAAGGTATAGCCTGATGGCCATTACCGGCATAGCTCCAGAAGACGATGACGGTAACGCTGCAAGCAAAACCAAGATGAAACCTCTGGATGCCACAGCAGCCGTTAAAACGCTCTCACAGGCTGCAACGATGGAAGATCTTAAAACCATCTATGCCAAGGCATTTAAAGCCTTCCAGGGCGACACAGAGGCTCTGAAAGCTATCGACGCAGCCAAAGATGCGCGCAAGGCTGAATTGATGGAGATTGCGTGATGGATCAGCGCTCAGACGAGTGGTTTTCCGCCCGTCTGGGCTTTGCTACTGCATCTCGCATGAACGATGCCATAGCAGGTCCAGACACAGCAGCCAGACGCAACTATCTCATCCAGCTTGTGACCGAGAGGCTCACCGGCCAGCAGCAGGAGTCCTTCTCATCAGCAGCAATGCAAAGAGGGACAGACTTGGAACCTGTCGCACGAATGGCATACGAGGCAACAAATGGATTCGTAGACAAGGCAACGTTCTACAAGCACCAGAGTATCGAATGGTTTGGCGCATCGCCTGACGGCTTTGTCGGGGACGATGGTCTGGTAGAGATCAAATGTCCCAACAGCACCACACACGTTGACTACATCTTGTCAGGCAAGGTTCCGACAAAGTATCAGCGACAGATGCTGGCTCAACTTGCCTGCACAGGCAGGAAGTGGTGCGATTTCGTGTCGTTCGATGACAGGCTTCCAGAACACCTGCAACTGTTTGTGGTCAGGTTTGAGCCTAAGCAGGAGGAGATCGACAAGCTGCAAGAAGTCGTGATCAAGTTTCTCAACGATGTTCAGAAGGAGTATGACAAGTGCCAATCGTTTACGAAGTGACCGCAGCAGGTGAGAAGTACCAAGCAAAAGACGGTACAGAAAAAACAAAGTGGATCAAGATGGGGTCAGTGATTCAGACCAAAACCGGGAAGATGTCGCTCAAAATTGAGTCCATCCCTGTCGGTTGGGATGGATGGGCTAGCCTGATGGAGCCTAGGCAGGATGAGCCTAAAAAGACCCGTCAACCTGGGGATGATGATGACTTACCTTTCTGATCCGATCAGCCCAAGCCATTACAAGCAGGGGGAAATTGAGTGCATTGACGCGCTAGCAGCAGCGACAACAAACCTGAAAGGGATTGAAGCCATCTGTACCGCTAACGCGATCAAGTATCTGTGGAGGTGGAAAGAGAAAAACGGATTGGAAGATTTGCTGAAATCCAAGTGGTATATCGACAAACTTATTTTGTCATCTCTTGAGCAACCTTTGCAACATCAATCACCCGACGAGTCCAACCCCTAGCAAACGTCGAAAAGTGCGGCAAGCCTTGCAGAAATTGCAATCGCTTGTCGCATATCTCTTGGGCTAATTTAGCCCCTTTATGCTGTTTTGCAGCCTCGACAGTCTTGGGGCCAATCGACCCGTCTTTCGTGGCTCCTGCGCATTCCTGAAGCATCCTAGAGGCTCTGGCAACACCAGAGTTCACCGCAAAGTCGAACACAGCGTAGTCAACACCAGGGGGAAGATCATCTGCTCGCACACGATCCCAGTAGTTCTTTCGATAGAACGGTTTGACCGTTTCAACCGTGAGATCTCGCATCTCCTGCTCTGTTACCTCTCGACCAAGATACTCCTCCCACGCTGCTTTCGTAACACCGAGGTTAGTCATACCACCAGGGTCTTGCGGGTGCTCAACGAATCCACCCTCATGCTTAATTACCATCTGAAAGCAGATGTCAAACTTCATTTCTTTGCCCTCATGTCAATGATTTTCTCAAGGGTTCGACCACCGAAATAGAACGACATGATCAACATCCCCCATTGCCCCAAAAGCTGAACGTAACTCTCATTTGTGTCCTTGCCGAACGCGCTCATCATCGCAAACGTGAAGTATCCAGCAAGAATAAAGATCAGCGTCATCGGCCTGATATTCTTCGACAGCCAAGAGTCCGACCGCATATCGGCAGCATGGCGGTCTGTCAGCGCCTGCTGCTCGGCTTTGAACAGCTCAGTCTCATTGGCCATTTTGGCAAGCTCGCCCGACTGCTGCAGCTGGGCAAGCTCGGCCTGCGCCTTGGCCTTGGCCTCCGGGTCAGGAACAACCTTGTCAAGGATCTTGCTGGCGAACGGCAGCAGGGCTGTCAGGGCTGGGAGCATCGCGTTTCTCCAAAGCTGTTGAGAGGGACTTGCGACCGACCACGCCGCCGATGGCTCCGATGCAAAGCAGCATGATGTCTTTCAGGATTGCTAAGAAAGACTCGTCAATCGGGCTAATCCGATCCATGTCGTGTTCAACAAACAGAACACCACCAAGAATCGTCAGCACAGATATAACAAGGATGCCAGTCAGCGACAAGGTGATGATTGCCCAAACACGAACCTCAATTTCATCGTTTGTCATGATTGCTCGATCACGAATGCAATGATGTGGTACAGGATCAACCCGCCAGTAAATACGATCATTGCAATGAAGGCATAGTCGGTCACAAGTCTGATCAGCTTCTTGCGTCTGCGGATCTGCTCATAGACCATCTTTTCCCGCTTCTCTTTGATGCCCCTACGCATCATGATGAACTCGTTGTAGCCTTCTTTCCCCAGCCACCAGAGTTCACCCAAGGTGAACATGTGCCGGATCTCTTCTTCCATTTGAGCAATCTTGATTTTCGCAGCATACGCATCGAATGCTTCAGCAGTCGCTGATTTGGCGAACACCAATTTCTTAAACAATGGAGGAGGTTTGTTGGCGTTTTCCTCTTCTGTCCTAATCCATTCTTGTAGATCAGAAACAGCACCAGCCCACTTTCCTAGCTGACCGAAAATATCTTCAGCCTCTCTGCCAACCTCAACAGCAGCCTTTAGTCCGTTAAAAACGGCTGTTGCAGTAGCTAATAGGCTGACTGGATCAAGCATTACTTAATCCACCCATCCCAGGCTGCTTTCATAACAAGCAAAGCAGCACCGATACCCGCAAGCCACTTCATAAACGCAACAAGCGTCTGAGCGGTTTTCCAGGCTTCTGCAAGGTCTTTGATCGAGTTGTTTAGTTCATCAACCTTGGACTCGATCTTTTCAACGTGTGCGCGGAGTTGCTCTACTTCGCTCATGCTGTTCTTTTCCACATATAGACCGTAATGTACGGCTGTAGATTGGCATTAGTACCGCTTGATCCTGTTGATCCAGTGGTTCCAGAAACATTGTGAGTGTGGTCTACTGATACACCGCCGGTTGTCATTGTATGATTGTGATCACCAGCAGAATTTATTCCATCCGTAATAGTGCCAACACTGTTAATTCTTCCTTCAAAAAAGAACTGATTACCACCTAAATTGTTTCCAAATTGTGCAGTGTGAACGTGAGCACCGGCTGTGCTGGTTGTTCCAGTATGCGTATGGTCCGCGCTCTGATTGCCTGTCGTGGCACTGAACGAATGCGTGTGCGATACAACAATTGCATCTTTGCTACCACCAGTTTCCTCTGCGCTATCAAACAGCGGGTCGCTCGCATTGAAACCAACAGGAACTCGACCAGCACCGAATGCAGTCCAAGTGCCAAACCCCAACAGCGTACCGGGGTTCGTTGAACTTGTGGCATTGATATAGATCGACCCAACAGGATAGAGCGCATTCAGCGCAGCCTGTACAAAAGCAGTCGTGGCAACAGTCGTGTTATTCGTTCCTGACGCTTGTGTCGGAGCAGTCGGAGATGCTGCAACAAGGTTTCCAGTCAGATCACCTGTGACATTCCCAGTAACATTACCCGTCAGGTTGCCCGTGACATTGCCAACAAACCCAGCAGAGGTGAACGTACCGACAGACACACCATTGGCAGCCACTCCAACAACATTAGCACCGCCAGAGTAGAAGCCTGTATCTGTGTCGCCGTTGAACGTCCACGATGGCGCAGCAGCAGTCCCTGCCGGAGCGATGTATCTGTCCTGAGAACCGTTCTGCCACTCTTTCAGATCACTCATCAACTGCCGGATGGCATTGTTGATGTTCGCAGGGGAGCAACCCTCTGCGATGTTGATTGAGTTTACGTCTGTGTTGAGGTCTGGGTTAGTGTCAAACTCGGAGATCTTTGTCTTTGCCATGATTATTCTTCCATGAAGGCTTCAGCACCGAACGCTCCAGCACCGGCCAGAGATTGAGTTAAAGTCGCCCAGAACTTAGCTTGTGTAGGCCTAAGTCTACGCAATTCACGCATATTCTGAATACCATCCGGGCTAGTGACAATCTGTGCAAGAGATGAAGCATTGTTTTCAAACGCACGAGTTTGCAAGAAATCACGAACAGTCTTAAGCGGTTCAGTCACCCATCTCGCACCAGTAGCCAAAGCACCCGGAGCGCTCTTCTGCATTTCTCGGATAATCTCTTGATTGAATGCCGTGTCAGACCCTAGTTTTTTGACTCTACCAGCAGCTTCCAAAACCTTTGTTAAATCCGACAGCGCAACGAATTGCTGAGGTGTAAGAGCAGCCCTAAGTGACTCCTGACGTTTCGTGTCACCCATCAAGATATTTCGGAACGCAAGCCCAGCGTCAACCTTTTGCTCTGTAGCACCTGGAGCAGGCTTCATTGCTCGTTGCCAGACATCTTCAAGGTAGGCACGAGTTACATCATTCCAGATTTCCTCTCCATCAGGACGAGACTGAATAATGTATTCACGAGTTGCCCTGATTGTATTTGGAGATGACGGTCTGGCAGCAGGCCCGAAAACACGTTCAGCAAACTGATCTAGGTTGTCTCGTCCAATTTTTGTTAGAGACAATCCAGACCTGCTAGTGTCAAACTCATTGATCGGCTTAGAAAGATCAGAAAACGCACGATTTGCATCTGCGTACCCCGGCACTTCATCAATCAATCGTTGATCAATCTTGTTGCGGATTGACGTAAGCCTTCCCTTAATAACAGCGTCCATCGAACTGCCAGCATCAGACTGAAACAAATCGTCAATTGCAATTTTTGCGCCTTGCAAACCCTTCGGCCGATTTTCAATAATTGTGTTGAATTTCTGATTTCCTTGAGCATCAAGAACAGGGTTTCCAGAATTATCAACCATTGGAATGCGTCTGTTCAAATCAGTTTTAATATCTTTTAGAGCACTTCGCTCTCTTCCTTTTGCAACCCCAAGCAAACGATCAACGTCAGACGCAATGTCTGTAATATCTACAGGGCCAGCATTTTGCAATGCCTGTTCGTACAAAGGAGTTGTCTGTGCACTTCTTTCATCAACCAATTGCTGCCTACGAGCTTGCAATGCTTGTTGTCCACGAGCACCCGCAACCATCGGATCATCAACAGCACTAATACGCGACAAAAAGTCATCAACAGCAGGCTGAATCTGCGTTTGAAATCTGCGCGAATAAAACTCCTGAATAACATCCTGAGATGCCGGAATATTTCCAAGCACCTTCTGCTGGCTTTTTAGACTCTGAAGATTCGTCAACTCTCCAGGAGTCAACTGAATTCCTTGCTGCTGCGCCAAACGCTGAAGATCGGCAACTTCCTGTGGATTGATGCGTCCAATATCACGCACCACAGCACGTTCTGCTATCCGTCCAATACCATAAGGAACAGCTTGAAGCGCAGCCTCTCCAAGACCAGAACGAACAACCGCACCCGTATCTATCGGCTGATCACCAAGCAGAGATGCAACACCCTGCCTTGCAGCAGTCCCAGCAGCGCCAGCAGCACCAGTCAGTCCGATTGATGCAGCAGCACCTCCAGGCCCACCTAACAGCATAGGAGAAGTTGCTATGCTGGTGGCAAGCGGAGGAATAGCCTCGGCAATCGATGGAGCAGCAAACGCAGCAGAGGTCATCGGCGCTCGTCTGACACCAGGAATTTCGGCGTAGAGGTTCTGATCATCTCCAAGATAGAAGATGTCTCCACCGATTACATTGTAACGAGACTCAGGAATTCCTCGTGCTTTAGCAAACTCTGCAATCTGAGCTTTTGGATCAGTCGGAACACCAGCCCTCAAAGCAGCAGCAGGCGATGCTGCCGCTTCACGAGAACGAATCAACTCTGGAGCGTTTACAGCAATTGTTGGAGGTTGAAACATCCTCCTTGGCTGTTCTTGACCACCAATAATTGCAAGAGCTTTAGGAGACAGTCTCGAAACATCACCGTCAGCAATAGCTTGCAAATCTTCTTTTGAAAGCCCGACAAGCCTTGGATCAGTTGCCATTATTGACCCCCACTCAATGCTTGCCTTGCAGCCTCACGCAAATCAGTCGGAATCGTTGTTCCAACTGGAGCAAATTCTAATTTTCCAGTTTTTTGAAACTGGTTCCACGTTTCCATGTTGGTGTTGTAGTCTGAAATCACACGATCATTTCGACGTTTCAACATCTCGACAATCCTTGCCCTAGACCTCGGGTCGTCAACAATCTTCGGGAAAGCGTCATACAAGATTGCTGACTCTTCTTTTGAGAACCCTTTTGCCCCACCCATTGCACCCATAAAATCCATCAGGATTAGGTTGGTTGATGCTTGGAATTCTCGCGTGTTCGCAAGCGTCTGCGGAGCAATATTTACACCAAACGATGACAAGAACTGAGCAGCACCAACAGAACCAGGAGCCAAAGTACCAACGAATGTTTTTTGCTTATTAAGATTCAAAAGCTCATTTAATGATTGATTGACTCGGGTCGCTTCCATTGCTTGTTGTCGTTGAGCAGGAAGTTCTTTTGCGATTGTTGCAACAAGAGCTTGATCACCTTTTTGTGCTGCATCAACAGTTATCTGTGGCCTCGTAGCAGTAGCCCGTTCAAGAGAACGCTTTTGCTCCAACTGAGACGCCTGCGTCAATTGTTGTGAATTTAACCCCTGGTCAGTACCAAACAATTCAAGCGCAGC